GGTTTAACTACGATTACACAGTTAAGACAGTTGGGGTATCCTAATCTTTTTCGTAGGCGGTCGTTGAATAATGAGACTAATAAGATGTCTCAGGAGTTTGGGTGGAAAACTACACGTACGTCTAAGCCTTTAATGATTGATGATCTTGGTATGGCGTTAAAGAACGAAGAATTAGTGTTGCATGACGAGTTTACGTTGCAGGAGTTGAGAACTTTTACTCGTAATGATAGGGGTACCATGTCTGGTAGCCCGCATGATGACCGTGTTATGGCGCTTGCTTTGGCTAATCAGATGCGTAAGTATGCGTTTATTCCTGAGTATGTGCAAGAAGTTGATGATACGTGGACGTTTGATTGGTGGCTTAGGCAAATACCTAGTAATGTTCCGGTTACTGATACCATTGGTTTGAACAATGTTCGTGGGACACCTTGAGCATTTGTTTAGGACATAACTATTGAATGGAGAGTCCTTTATGAGTAACAGACAATACAATGCTTCTGGTATGGGAGCGCAACCTAACTTGAACACTAATGTTCTTGAGTTTGGTCCTCCTACCGAAACTGGTTCGCAAAGCGCTACTTTAAGAAGCGATGAGGGTGGTTCAAGGCAGGCAAGCAATGAGCAAACTGCACGCGAGACACCTTTTAACCAGCATGGGCATACAGGAAAAGTAGAGCCTGCACATCAACCCGCCCCTCGGTAGTGGCTGTTTTACCTCCTAACGCTTCTTTTAAAGAGTTCGCAGAATACGTTGAGATCCATAAGGGTCCTAAAACTGATCTTGAACTTGAAGAATTGTGGGAGTGGAGGCAAAAACTTTTAGGTATTCGGGTTGTAACTGGCAACGGTTACCGTTCCCAGTTGCCACCTGATGAGCAGCATTTAACTTTGCGTGAACGCGAAAAGAAAGTTATTGCTGAAGCGCAAGCGGCTGGTATTCAAGTAGAAAGAGCGCCTAGTTAATGGCAAGAGAAACTAAAGCAGATCAATTTTCTAAGATACAAGATCGTATCGAAATGACACACCGTTGGCGTGTTGAAGAAGGTTACGATGCTTTATGGCGCAGAATGATCGACTTGTATCGTGGTAAAACTTATGGTGGCGATACTTTAGGTGCAGGATATTCAGGCAATGTTAGCCATGATCGTATTTCTGTAAACCTTGCTTTTAGCACTATTAACGTTATTGCTCCTTCTGTTGCTGTTAATCATCCAAAAATAACGGTTACAGCAAACAAAGAAGGCGACGAAGATCGTGCCGTGTTTAACGAAGCGATTATTAATTATTTGTGGCGGCATCACGATTACAGGAAACCTTTTCGGCGTGCTGTTAAAGATTTTCTTATTCTTGGTCATGCTTGGGTAAAAGTAGGTTGGCGTTTTGTTGAACAAGAACGTCCTTTAAGTCCTATGGAACGCGACGAACAGATTGTTTCTGCTGCTGAAGAAGTTCAAGATTTCGCTTACATGAATCCTGATATGGCTGGTGACTTGCCTTCTGATGAAGATATAGCCGCTAGTGTTCCTAGTTCCAGAATGGAAATAGTTGAAGATCAGGCTTTTGTCGAAAGGATAAGTCCTTTTGATATGTTGGTTGATCCTGAAGCGACTTGTTTAGAGGACGCTAAATGGATTGTGCAAAGAATTGTTCGTCCTTTGCATGAAGTTAAAAAAGATAAAAGATTTAGACGTAGTGTTCGTCAAGGTTTAGAAGCAGATTCTGGTGTGCGTTACCGTTGGAATAATGACACAGAACGTGAACAGTATTCGGATCTTGTTGAACGTGTAAGTATTTTTGAATATTACAACATTGAAGATGGCACTATGTCAGTGCTTAGTCAAACAGGTAGCGATTTCTTATTAGATCCAACACCTATGCCTTATTCGTTTGGGCATCCTTACGTAATGTTACGCAACTATGATGTGCCGGATACGTTTTATCCGATTGGGGATTTGTCACAAATAGAGTCTTTGCAAGAAGAATTAAACAAAACACGTTCACAGATGGTAAACCATCGTAAACGTTACGCTCGGAAGTATTTATACCATGAGCGTTCTTTTGGACCCGAAGGTCGTGAAGCATTAGAATCTGACGAAGATGGACGTTTCGTACCCGTTGTGGACGAAAACAGAGGTCTTGGAGATGTAGTCGTTCCTCTTGCTCAAACGCCTTTGGCTCCAGAAATGTACAATCATTCTCATCTCATTGAGGCTGACATTAATACAGTGAGTGGGGTTTCAGAATATCAGCGTGGTCAAATGCCTGAAACTAGGCGTACTGCTACGGAAGCCAGCATTATTGCTGACGCTGGTAACGCTCGTGCTGCTGACAAATTAGCGACTATTGAAATTATTATTTCTAAAGTTGCTCGCATGGTTATGCAACTAATGCAACAGTACATGACTGAAGCGCAAATGATTCGTGTAACAGGAAAAGACGATCAAGAATATTTTATTGCGTACACTCGTGATGACATTATTGGCGAATACGATTTCTCTGTTCAAGGTGGTTCAACGCAACCATTAAATGAGACTGCTCGTAGACAACAAGCAATTTCTTTAATGAATGCTATGGCACCACTTGTAGGCGTTGTAGTTGACCCAGCAGAACTTGTGAAACACGTTCTGCAATACGGGTTTGGTATCGAAGACGCTGAAAAGTTTATTATCCAACAGCAACCTATGGTCGCTGAAGGAGAAGCCGCAGCCGGTGAGGAAATAGCGGGTATGCAACCACCAGCCGTTACAGGCGGGATGGGTCCTGCTCCAATTCCAAATCAGGTATTTGAGGCAACAGGTGGAGTACCACCTGAATTATTAGCACAACTCCAGAACCAAATGGGGCTTGAGTTACCTAATATGTAATTTACGGGACAAAATATGTCTCATAATAGGAACAACCGAAGGGATTCCACATGGAAAACGAAACACAGGAACTAGCAGAAAGCACTCCAGACGTTTCACAAGAAGTTACTACAACAGGAGACACATACACCGTCAAAATCGATGGTGAAATGCAACAAGTCTCATTGGATGAACTTCAAAACGGATATCAACGTCAAGCGGATTACACTCGTAAAACGCAAGAGTTGGCATCAGAACGCGAAAGATTGGCTCAAGGAGAGGCAATCGTCCAAGCATTAGAGTCTGACCCAAGAGGTGCAGTTTCGGCTTTAGCCGATGCTTTTGGAGTCAGCATGGGCAATCAAAACACTGACCAGAATGAACTGGTAGAAGATTTGGACCCAGAAGAAGTACGTTTGCGACGAATTGAACAATCCATTGAAGAACAGAATCGCGCTAACAGACAGCAAAATATGCAAAAAGAAGTGGAAGAATTGTCTACTAAATTCAATACTGAGATTGATGAGAAGGCACTTTACAGTCACGCTTTGAAACATAATATCGGCAACCTTGAAGCCGCATACGCTCACATGACGTATGGGGATCTTCAAAACAAAGCAAAAACTGCTGACATTATTGAAGAAAAACGTGCTGCAAACGTAGTTGAATCTACGGTTGGAAGTCCTTCAACCACTCAGGAAACGAATACTAACAAGGCGATTAATTCAATTCGGGATGCTTTTGCGCTGGCGAACGAACAATTATCAAACAATTAATAGGAGAAAAATCAAATGGTAGCGGGTAACACCAACTTTGATGAGATACTCAGCACAACGCTGAATAATTATGTTCCTAAACTTGCGGATAACGTGTTTACTGCTCGCCCACTGTTTTATGCGCTTACCAATGGACAAACCATTCGGCGCGTAAGTGGCGGAGCAAAGATCGTTGTTCCAATAATTTATGGATCAAACTCAACTGCCGGTTCTTACTCAGGATCAGATACTATTTCCACAACTGCTCAGACAGGCATCACAGCCGCTGAGTTTGACTGGAAACAGTATGCTGCAACTGTAACAATAACTGGTATTGAAGAAGCAAAAAATAATGGACCAGAGCAAGTAATCGACCTTCTCGAAGGAAAGATCATGCAAACGGAAGAAACCATTATTGAAAACCTTAACACCATGCTTTTCGGCAATGGTACAGGTAACAGTGGTAAAGACATGCTTGGGCTTTCAGCCTGTGTAGGTCTTGGTAATGACGCAGGTGGTTCCTCTTTCGGTGGAATTGATGCAACAGATTCAGATAACTCTTGGTGGAGATCAAAAGTTCATAACATGTCTGGTGCTATAACACTTGCTCAAATGTCAAATACTTACAATGACGTATCGGTTGGTAACGATCAGCCTACGATTATTATGACTGGACAGTCACAGTATGAGGCATATGAAGCATTGCTTCAGCCACAACTACGTTACACAGACGCTAAGACAGCAGATGCTGGTTTCCAGAATCTTTTGTTCAAGGGCGCTCCTGTAACTTATGACGGCACACTAGCCGGTGAAGGCAAAATGTACATGCTTAACACTAAGTATCTACGTCTTGTTGCTCACACAGACACTTGGTTCCAGCCGACTCCGTTCGTGCGACCAACGAACCAAGATGCACGTTATGCACAAATATTGTGCTACGGAAACTTGACGATCAGCAACCGCGCTCGTCAAGGATACATCTACGGTATAACCCCTGCTTAAGTAAGGGTTTAGTTCTTGTATCAATTGCAAGCAAAGGAGTAAGAAATGGGTAGAGAGTTTGCCCTCGCACATGGTCGAAATGCTGAACTTGCCGCTTCGCGCGGCGGTTCCACACCTAGTACTTATGCCGCCGGTCAGGTGGCTGGGTCTAGACCAGCATCGTCTTTTGCTGAGGCACCTCCCGACTTTCTAGACGGATCTTGCTCTGCGACGACTCGTGGCGGGACTGCGTGTAAAGCGCACCCCGTCACGGGTACATCGCTTTGTATTGGACACACTAGACAGAAAGCGGCTGTTTAATGACTTCAATGACTTTGCAACAAATGCGCGATCAGGTCCGTTCAGTTGTTGACATTGATACAACTGATATTTCTGACACTGTTCTTGACAATATGATTGGTCAAGGTTTTGACACGATTGTTTACAGTGAAAAACGCTGGCCTTTTTTTGAAACGTCAACAACTTTTAACACTGTTGGTGGAACTAAAAAATACACTCTTGCAACAATTGCGGGAGCACCCGACGCTATCACGCAAGGTATTCGTGAAATAATGTCGTTACGTAATGACGATCATGTTCTTGAGTTTATTGGTAACGACAACGCAGATTTTATTTACCCTCTTAATGTGACTACAAGTGGTCAGCCTTGGGAATGGAGTTTTTGGAACGACACAGTATGTATGTATCCAACCCCTGATGGCGCTGCAACTATTCACGCTCGCATTATGAGAAACCCAACAGATTTTGGTGTTGGTTCAGCATCAGGTTCTTCACCTGATTTACCTGCACCTTTTCATCCTATTCTTGTAACTTACGCTATTGCTAAAGCCTATTTACAGCAGGAAGATCCTGTGATGGCTCAACAATATTTATTACAATTCCAAACTGATCTCGACAATATTGGTCGCAGGTACGCTGACGTTCCTGCTCCTCAACCTATGGTTGCTAACAGTCGCATAGCGACTCGTTATGCTGTGGGTACAGGCGGTTTACGTTACAGCAATTCCGGCGGGGTTATTTGGTAAAGGTTGATGGCACGCCAATTTAAACTTGAAGTTTTAGAAGCCTTTACTGGTGGTCTTAACTTTCGTTCCGATCAGTTTAATCTTGCTGAAAACGAATCTCCCGACATGCTTAATGTCACTGTTGACCCTCGTGGTGGAATACGTCAACGTGATGGCATAGATAGACGCAACACAACAGCATTAAGTGCTGATGTTAAAGGCATTTGGGCTTTGTACACAGATGCAGGAACTAGTCAACTGTTAGTTAATTATGGAACTACTGTTGCTCATTCTGCGTCTACTAATTTCACTACTGTTAGTGGAATAACAGCGCGAACCAACGGTTCGCGTGTTTACGGCATGACCATGAACAACATCGCTTACGGTGTTTCTTACGATAAACCGTCTTTTAAATGGGATGGTTCTTCAGGTGCAGATTTAGGAACCACTCTCGATGGTTCCGCTGGGAACTTCCCTCAAGCGCAATACGTAGCGTTTTGGAACAATTTTGCGTGGGCAGGGTATACGTATGAGGGTAGTACCGGATACAAGTACCGACTCAGATGGTCCAATGCGAATGATCCCGAGAAGTGGTCTGCGTCTGATTATGTTGATATTGATAAAGGGGAGCATGGTGACTATATTACAGGGCTTGTACCAGCAGGAGACAGACTTTTAGTTTTCAAATCTAATAGTGTTTACGCTGTTTACGGTTTTGATTCTGATTCTTTTCAAGTAACAACAGCAACTAATAATGTTGGTTCAATACCAGAATCTTCCCCTGTTTCTTCAACATTCGGAACTTTCTTTTGGCACGCAGATCAAGGAGTTTACGTTTACGATGGGCAACAATTCATATGGTTGTTTTCCAAATTGCAGCCCGCTATTGAAGACGGGCGTATAGATAACCTGACTAGTAACCCCCCGCAGTTAGCGTGGGGTAACAACAAATTGTATGTTTCAGTTGACTGGACTGAAGATGGCGCTACTACTCGAAGAACTTTCATGTATGACCCGACTATGGGCGAAGGTGGTTCTTGGACTATGAGCGATATTGATGCTGGTCCACTGTATGCGTATCGTCCACCCAATTCTTCGCCTACAGTTTACGCAGGATGCGTAGCAAATACTGGCGTTGTGATTGATGTGGAAGATGCACAAAATCGTACAACTGACCGTTATGCGTCTACTGCGATTTCACATATAACGTCTTATTTCACTACTAGGTGGGTTGTTGGGCGTGATCCTATTGTTAAAAAACGTTGGGGTCGCCCAAGAGTGGTGTTGTCAGCAGAAACTACGCTTACTTTACCTATACAAATTTATAAAGATTACGATAAGTCATCTCAAACTAATAGTTTTGATTTGTCTATTAGTGGTAAAACATCTGATTCTTTGTGGGGTACCGCTAAATGGGATGATGCTGACCCTGATTCTGCATATGTAGCGAAATGGGATGCTATTGCCCGTAATTTAACAGCAGATGTTGTTAATTTGCCCACACTTGGGACAGCACAGAGTATTAGTATGAAGGTAAACGGACCTTCCACAAATAATCATTGGGAAGTAAATGCGTTGGCTTTCACATACACGCCGAGGAGATTGCGATAAATGGCGACATTAGCAGTTACAAACGATTTCAGTGCTGGAACAACAATAGTTGCCAGCGAAATGAACACCAATTTTACGGATATAGAAACTTTTGTTAATACAACTCCGGGTGTTGTGCAGAAAGACATTGTTGATGCTAAGGGTGACATTATTGTTGCTACTGGTTCTGATGCGGTAACACGTTTAGCGGTTGGTAGTAATACTTATGTTTTAACAGCAGATTCTTCTGAAGCATCAGGTTTGAAATGGGCTGCTGCTACTGCTGGAACAGTGACTGCTGTTACAGGTACGGCTCCTATTGTTTCTACAGGGGGCGCTACTCCTGCTATTTCTGTAACTACTAACAACGATCAACTACTTCTGAATAATCAAATTTTCAGTTAAATAAAGGAAAGGTAATATGGCGACATATTCAAAAGAGTTACTGTCAGGCGGCACTAACGGTAAGAATATTAAGGTAGCGGCTACGGCTACTGCTGGTACAACTATTCATACCGCCGTATCGGGTACATCTAACAAAGATGAAATCTGGTTGTATGCCTGCAACACTGATTCAACGGACAGGAAACTGACGATTGAATACGGTGGTGCAACATCGCCAGATGAATTAACAGAAATTACCATTACAGCCGAAGCAGGCTGGGTGCTTGTATGCCCCGGATTGCTTTTGCAGAATGGTCTTGTAGTTAAGGCTTTTGCAGCGGCTGCTAACGTGGTTAATGTAAATGGTTTTGTAAATAGAATAACTGCTTAAAAGGGTTCTTAATGTTTCGACAAGATAGGACAGCCCCTAGTAAAGCCGTTTCCACTTGGAAGGGTCGTAAAGATGTGGCTAGGTCACATCCTTCTACGGCTGTGTCTGATTGGTTAAATGGTGTTGGTGGTGCTGCAGCCCCGATTACTGCTTTTGGTGGGATTATTACCCAATATGAGGATTCTGGTACAACGTACCGTGTTCATGCTTTCAGGGGTTCTGGCACGTTTACTGTTTCTGCTGGTTCTGGCGATGCTACTTATCTGATAGTTGGCGGAGCAGGAGGCGGCGGTGGACAATCAAACGCCAATACTGCTGGTGGTGGAGGAGGTGCTGGCGGTGTTCAAACAGGCACAGTCACTATTGATACTGCTTCTTCTCCTTACACAATTACTGTTGGAACAGGCGGTGCAGGTCGCCAAAACAATACTGGTGTCGCAGGGGTTGATTCTGTTGCTTTAGGTGTAACTGCTTCTGGAGGCGGTTACGGAGGTCACGGAGGATACTCAAGTGGTAATGGTGGCGCTGGTGCCTCTGGTGGGGGTGGTGGTTCAGGTTACACAGGTGCCACTACCAGTGGTGGTTCAACAAGTGGTTCAGGTACAGGTAATGCTGGTGGTACAGGTGGTAATTACACTGGCGATTACAGTGCAGGTGGCGGCGGTGGCGCAGGTGCCGTCGGCGGTAATCATTCAGGTACTACTGGTGGTAATGGTGGCGCGGGTGCTTCTTATATAGGTATTACGGCTACAAATAAAAATTATGCTGGTGGTGGCGGAGGCTCAGGTACAGGCACTCAAGGCACTGGTGGTTCTTCAATAGGCGGTGATGCTCGTAAAGGTGCTAGTGGTTCTGCCGCTTATGGTGGTGTTCCTAATACTGGTAGCGGTGGTGGTGGCGGTGCTTATGATGGATCGTTGACTATTGGTGCTGACGGTTCGGCTGGTATTGTTCTAATCAGATATGAGGTGGCGTAATGACACAAACAATTAACACAGCGACACCTGATTACATTGTTGATGGCACTCTCACGGATGGTGAAGCGTGGGTTCCTTTAATAACTACTGTCGTTTCAGGAACTTCAACTAGCAATGTTCAAATGCAAAGTTC